CAAACAAACAGATCAATTAAAAATTGGTTTAAAGGCATACAGATATTTAGCAGAGGGAATTGAACTTGCAAAAGAACTTGGAATAGAAGTTGAAGAAGCAGAGTTGATTAGAACAAACTCTACTGGCTTAACAATCTATAATCCTAGCAACCTTGCAAATTTAATTAAAGGTATGAAAAACAAAAAGCAAACAAGAGAACAAAAAATCTTGGCTAGAAAACAATACGAACAATCTTTAAATTAAAGATTGACTTGTAGGGGATAATAGTATATTATCCCCTATAACAGAAAGGACATAATGAAAACACAAACACAAATAGATATACCAGAAAAATTTTACATAACTTATTATGCGAAGAAGCATAAAAAGTTTATAACTAGAAAGGGTCAGTATTCACACCCAGATAATATATTTGCAGAGGGCAAATATTTTATTTCAAAGAAAGGTGAGCCATGTTTCGTTTATTGGGATTGTGATGTTGAGGGTTGGCGAATGGCAACTTGGTCAATGACTTTAAAGGAACGTCATGATTGAGTTGTTTAATTTAATATTTGTGGAAAGCCCTACAGGGCTTTCCATTATTTTGGCAGTTGGATTAACTCTTTTATTGTATGAGATTGTGAGGAATATATGACAGATTATGTTTGGTGCCATGGTCCGAGTTGTCATACAAAAGTTACAACAGACAGGGTGCGAGGGTCTAAAGGTTCTAAAGTTTTAAGAACTAGAAAAATAAAACAAACTGAATGGAATGCGCGAACCCATTGGTCACACTTTTGTAGTCAAGGTTGTTGGCAAGATTTTATAATTACACATTGGGAACAATTTATAAATCTACACCCTAGACGCGAGGCGCTCAAAACACCGATCGAGGATCCTAAGAAAGTAGAGCACGAGGGGTGGGGTGGTAGAACATATTATAATACAGAAATAACTAAAAAAGAGATTGACAATAATGAACAGATAGGATAATATAGGACCATGAATACATTATTAATTGTTGGTTTATTTGTTTTTGGTTTAGGTGCATTGTTATGGATTGTATCTACAGCGATGGTGGCACACTATGACCAGAAGTTATTTGAACTAGACAAGAAATTAAGAAAGGACGACAAATGGCGGAAGCAAAAATAAAAACAACTAACCCTTATTCTGGTCAATCATATATGTTAACTGATGAGGAACATAAATTATATATGGCAGTTAAACTAGCTGAGATACAGGGTGACGGGGAGCGAATGCAAAAAAGATTAGATAAGTTTTCTAGATTAAATCCTAAAGCGTACATGGTGTTACTAGATTAGTTTATATATAGTGCGACGCCCTGCGGGCGTCGCGCATAGAGGTACCAAAGCCATTGCAAATTCCAAATAAATAAAATAATATAAAACAAGTATAGGTTGTAAGGGGTCCCACAGGTATACCCTTTATGCCAAGTTTTGTATAATCATAACCAGAAAATACTTGCTAGGTTTCAAAATTAATCCTAAAAAATTTTGCAGAAAATTTTTTTGAAATGAAAATAGATTTAGAAAAGATAAAGAGATTACCCCCTGATGTAAGAAAAGAGTTCATGAAGACTTACCTTCAGTTTACAGAAAAGAAAAAAGAAGCTGGTATAAGAGAAGACTTTATGAAGTTTGTAAAACATGTCTGGCCAGACTTTGTTGAAGGATCTCATCACAAGATTGTCGCTGAAAAATTTAATCAGATAGCAGAGGGCAAAATTAAAAGACTGATTATAAACATGCCACCAAGACATACAAAGTCCGAGTTCGCTAGCTACTTGCTGCCCGCTTGGATGGTGGGTAGAAACCCGAAGCTAAAAATTATTCAGTCAACTAACACCACAGAACTATCTGTTAGATTCGGGCGTAAAGCAAAACAACTTTTAGATAGTCCGGAGTATCAAGGTGTATTTAAAACTAGACTCAAAGAAGATTCGCAAGCTGCAGGTAAATGGGAAACACAACAAGGCGGTGAGTATTATGCAGCAGGTGTTGGCTCCGCGATTACAGGTCGTGGTGCAGATTTACTTATCATCGATGATCCACACACCGAACAAGATGCGATGAATCGAGAAGCGATGGAAAGAACTTTCGAATGGTATACGTCAGGCCCTCGTCAACGTCTCCAGCCAGGCGGTGCTATTATCTTGGTTATGACACGATGGAACACAAAAGATCTTACCGGTCGACTGTTAGGCGCGCAGCGAGAGGCCAAAGCAGATCAGTGGGAGATCATAGAGTTTCCTGCCATCATGCCAAGCGGTAAACCACTATGGCCAGAGTATTGGAAGTTAGAAGAACTAGAAGCAGTCAAAGCATCTACAGGTATACAGAAATGGAATGCTCAGTATATGCAAAACCCAACATCAGAAGAAGGAGCGATCATTAAACGAGAGTGGTGGATGGAGTGGGAAGAAGATTGGATACCTGCACTAAAACATGTCATACAATCTTACGATACAGCGTTTGGTAAAAAACAAACTAACGACTATTCTGCTATAACCACATGGGGTGTGTTTTATTTAGATGATGATAGTCCAGCTAGTTTAATATTATTAGATGCAAAGAAAGGCAGATACGACTTTCCAGAACTAAAACAAGTTGCTTGGGAGCAGTTTAAGTATTGGGATCCTGATACAGTCATTGTGGAGGCCAAAGCATCAGGTCAGCCATTGACTGACGAGATGAGAAAGATGGGTATACCTGTTGTAAATTATAGTCCATCAAAAGGAAACGACAAGCACACCAGAGTAAATTCAGTTGCACCTTTGTTTGAATCTGGTATGATATATGCTCCGAACCAGGAATTTGCTGAGGAAGTGATCGAGGAGTGTGCGGCTTTTCCATTTGGTGATCATGACGATTTGGTTGACTCGACAACCCAAGCCATCATGCGTTTCAGACAGGGTGGTTTTATATTACATCCTGACGATGAAAAAGAGGAAAAGATTTATAAAAATAAAAGGAACTACTACTAGTTATGGCAGCAAAAAATATAGGAATGGCAATCTTAGCAGTTTTAGAAAAGCTGTATGGTAAATCCTTTATCAATCAAATTATAGGTACGAGATCAAATATTATTAAACCCAAAGAACTTGATACGAACGCACCTACTAAAAATATATTTTCTAAAGATGCATTTAAAGATGAGAAGCTAGTAGATTTAGCTGATGAAAAAATTATGGAGTATGCTCCTTACATTTTTTCAAACAAAAATACAAAAGAACAAATGAATTTTTTAGAGAATGCGGAACAACTTCTCAAAGCTAGAAAGAAACAGACAGGCTCTGATATGCCTGACCCTAAAACACAAGTTACAGAAGAGGCCGACATCGTAGATATTAAAACAGGTAAGACTATGGATGAAGAAGGTATTATGTCTTTGAAAGAAGATTTAGGTATACCTGAAGGCATAGATCCTAGAAGCACGATGGGTAAAGCAATTACAGAAGCAGGCACAATAAAAAGACAATCAGACGATACACTTAAAAAAGCAGTAGATACTTTTTTTGGAGGTATGCGAGGACCTAGTAAAGATATGGTTATGGAAGGTAAACGAAGAGCTGTGATTAGAAAAATTTTATTAAAAGATGATAGAATAGATTTACCAGAAGATATTAAAAAAAGTTTAGAAAACTACGACGACTTAAGAGGCGGTGGAAAAGAAGAAATGGATCCGTTAAATGTATATAATAGATTTTACAAGAGAGACATAGACAAGTTAGATAAACTAGATGATATTATAGATGTTGCTGAGAACGAAGTAAAAGCAGCAGATGAATTTTTAAAAGATACTAAGTTTGATTTAGTAGAACAAGATCTTGGAGACAAGTTAAAAAATTTACCTGACGATATTGATCCTGATGCTATGGCTGAAGGTGGTAGACCTGGCAAAGGTTTAGATTACTTGATGGGAGTATAACATGGCTGACTTTGGTACACCAGAGACTTGGAACATGAAGGTCGGTCAATTTATTGAAGAAAAAGAATTTATTTTACCTCAGAAAAAACCACAAGAGATTGTAGAGCAAAGACGAAAAGAAAGATTAAGTAATTTTCTTAAAGACTACCCTGGAGCCGTAGAACCAGAAACTAGAACGTTTATTGAATCTATCATTAATAGACAGAATTTTTCAACTGCAGGAGTGGTAAAAACTTTATTGAAAAAAATTCCTCCTTATCAAGGCGCAGAAAAAATTGGAGAATCTACAAAAAAACAAAGAGACCCAGAAAAAAATTTTATGAAAGCTTTCTTAGAGTATGCGGATAAAAAATTTGAAGGAAATTTTGCTGCAGCTGCAAGATCAATAGGTGAGAGTAGAGAAAAAATAAAAGGTATTTTTGATAGAGTTAGATTATCTGAAACTGGGACACGAGCAGGAGCTGATGTTGGAAAAGGTTCTCAAGTAAGAACTACAATTCCAACACCAAAAAATTTAATACCTTATTCCGAAGCAACTACAAAAGTAAAAGCTGATCAAAAATTTTTAAAAAATAAAATTAAAAATTATGACAAAAATAAATTTTATAATGCAAGAGATCTAGGAAATATTTTAGGTTTTGATTTTGCAGGTAAAAAAGATATCTACGATAAATTTACTGCTGATTTAAAAAGATTTGGTGTAGCAAAAAAACAATTTACAGAAAAAGGTCTGGGGCAGAAAAAATATAAATTAGGTGATGTAGTTAATAAACTTACAGAGGGTTATAAGAAAAAACT